CCATTATCTTTATTGAAAGCTAAGAAATTAATACCATTAAATGCATTAGTTGGCCTAGAAGTTATGTTGTAAAGGTTATATTTACTGTATATTTTACCGTTTTTAATTGATCTTGCCTTCCAAACTGGCTCGAAGTGCTTACTAAATAACTTTTCATCTATGCAAATGCCTTGTTCCTCTACCCACTTATAAGCTTCCGTATAGGCACGTAACCACGGCAAATTTCGTTCCTTTCCAACAAGATGTCTAATTGACTCAAACATACATTCGCACCTTTCATAATGCTTAGAAATCGGTATTAAGGTGTTGACTTCTTCTGAATACATGAATCTGCGATAAAAGTCTGCGTGTACGTTAGTGTAACAGTCAATATCTTTAATGTTTCCTTCTTGATCTAAGAGAGTTTGATAGAGATCTACGCAGTTTGCAGTTTGCAAATCGCAAATTTGAGCATGCCACTTAAGGTCAAATAGGTAAACTGTACCTTCTAATAGGTGTTTAATATCCTCAAATGTTAAAGTAAAGGTCTCTGTGTGGTTAAAAGGTATAATATACCCTTTTGTAAAGTCGTTATAGTATAAAACACAAGGTGAAGTAAGTTGAGGATGTGTTTCTTCTGATAGAGATACAATATCTATGAAGCACTTATCTGCTTTAGGTAGTAGGGCTATCTGTTCTTTGGTTTCCGCTATAAAATACATAACTCTTATTTCCTATAATATACTACATACTTCCTGAAGTAGCAACATTTGGAGTTATTTTTGCAAACTTTGTGTAATTGCCACCTATAAAAGATAGTAAGCCAACAAAGTTAACAGCAGCAGCTTCAGTAGTTCTCTTATTAGTATCGTAAACACCCCCTATAATTTGGTATTGAGAAACTCTAGTGTTATTTAAAGGTCCTGTTAATTGCCAAAGGATATTAGTAGTTAAATAACCTAACATAGTTGGATCAACATTACCGTTTTGAATTTTACTCCAATCGGTTGGTGATATTTCTATTACATATCCAGGACCAGTTACAGTTTTAGCAAAGTATCTTGTAAAATAACCTCTTGCATAATCGGTACTAATTGGAAAAGGAAAGTAAGGATTAAGTTGAGTTAATTGAAGATCACTTTGAGTTATATTTGGATTGTTTTGGCTACTTGCAGCACTATAAGTTGATTGTTGTATTGTTATGTTTACAGTATTAGGAGTTACTGCAGTCAAAGGTTCGTTAGTACCTAAAGCTGGGTTTATTCCACTGAATGATTGGTTGTCGTAAGTTGTGTAGTATTTTCCAGTATAAGATTTACCGTTAGGTAAAGTAAATTCACCACCTCTTGTGTAAAGGTTTGTTCTTATTCTTGTTAATGGATAGTATTTTATTGACATATTAGCTTAAATATTTTCGACTTTCTAACAATCTTCTATTTTGTAATCCTTTGGATACTTTACCAGTGTTTTTTATTGTTGTTGCAAATTTAGCTATATCAGCAGCTATTATCTCTGCAGATACACCTGATTGAATACCACTCCAAATAGTACTATCTTTTAAATTTCCAATCCCTGCATTATATCCTAAGCTAATTAAAGCTACTAATTGTCCATTTGTTAACTGCTGACTTGTTTTTAAGTTACTCGTAATAAAAGAATAAACACTCGCTACTTCTGCACGTATTTCAGCATCTGCTTGAGTAGCTGTAATAACATCTCCTAATGCTACATCCTTGTTTGCATTTACTCCAGTTGTATATTTAATAGTTCCCCATCCTATTGTAGGAATATCTCCTCCACTTGTATAAGCATACACTTTAGTATCTGGACTTGGGTTAGTTATAGCTACGTACCTACTTGCTTGTGCGGAATATAATCCTTCTTGTGATTTAATAAAGTTAACTGCATCGTCTACAATAGCTCCAGTTAAACCACTTGAATTTGAAGCGATAGTTTGAGGAACGATTTGAGTAGAAGTGATCTGTTGAACTGCACCATAGTCTAAGCTAGTTCTAAGTTTAATCATTTGACCCTTAATTCTAGTCAACCATTCGTTATTATCCACTGTATGAGATAAACCTGTTACAATAAATCCTACCTTTGTAAAACCATCATTACCTCTCAAAGATAAAGGTAATCTATTTTCTGGTATTGTAAAAGCATTACCCATTATAATACCACTAATACCATCTAATGTAATTTCTAAGTCGGCTGGTATGAAAGGAGCGGCTGTTGTAATTGGATCACCAGACTTTACTTTGGACATACGCTCAATGTAATAGTTCTTAGCTGATTCTATCTTATCTACACTGAAGTTTAATTCGTTTGCATAAATACCACTAACGTGATCGCTAAATAACTGTGCTAATTTCTGATCATTTGAAGTTTCTTTTGCGGTATTTGTTGTATTCGTGTTTGTTCCAGTTCCACCATTTGAAGGATCTTGAATCCAAGGTTTGTATCTATCTTTATAGTGTTGATTTAAATAACTTAATTGAGAGTGATCTGTAGCATTTACTGAACCAGTTGCAGCTTGTGCTGATATTGCTATCATACTTGCTAACTTAGTAGACAAAGTAGTCTTTAACTGAAACTGTCTAGCTATGCTTAAAGTATTGCCTGTAGTGTTGAATATAGGTAATAAACCAGATACTTGCTTATTTGTTTGTAGAGTAGTAATGTAGTTACTTCTTCCCATCATAGATGGCTCTGTTCCATCTTTTCCAGTATAGGAGGGAACCCATTGATCATCTTGTATTTGGATAGTATTTGTGTCATCTCTATAAGCAACTCTAAAAGAGTTAATATTTCCCATTGCTTTATTTACATCAACCATTATCCTTTCTAAGAAAGTTTGTAGATTAACAGCATGTGCTGCGTCAGCTCCTGCATAGCTCTTAACAATATCTAATAGGTATTGAGTATTTAATAAGATGTTCATGGTTCTTCCTTGGAAAGGATTACCATCATGCTTAAAGTTTAGATTATTCTTATTCAGTAACTGAGATACTGAGTTTGTTTTAGTTGGAGAAAATACAGAAGGTTTAAATTCTTTTAAATTTACTGTAGAAGGGAATATTGAATTAAATTGATCGTCGGTAGAGTTTAAAGGCACTAAACAAATAAGTGGATCAATAGAAAACTGCTGTGGTGATGTTAAGCAAAAGTTTGTTTCTGGATTAAAATCAATATAAACGTAAGGACGCTTTTGTGATCCGTCTGTTTTAGCTTGATCTACTGCTTGCTGTGTCGAATCATAAATCAAACACATATTATTTAAAAAGGCTAGCAAGTAGCCAAGTTGAATGTATACAGGGGAGTGTACTTTATCTGTTGCACCATCCACACTACTTTGAGCATACTTTACTGTATATGCATAACAAAGTGATCCAGTAAAATCTACATTAGGTATACTATCGTATAGAGTTGGATCAACAAATAAATTACTATTGAATCCTTTTTGAGCGTAAGAAACTAAATCAAAAGGAACACCGTTTGGATTAACAGATGCTTTGTTTGGTGTTGTTAGAACTCCATTCAAACTACCATCCTTATAAAAAAGTTTAGTATCCTCTGTAAGATTTATAGGCTTAAGAGTTGTAGCGACAAGTGCTTCTCTTTGTCCCTTTGCTTGAACAACAGTTAACATTGCATCTAAAGCAGAAGCAAATCCCTCCGCTGCATCAGTCTGACCTGCTGTTGATTGATTAATTGCACCTCCATTATCTCCATTTGCTCCTGTTTGTGCTTGCTGCGGAGCAGCTGCGTTTGTTGGATTCTTTGGACCTACTTGATCGATGTAAGAAGTATTGTTAAAAGTAAAAGTGAAAGGTACTGTTACTGTAGCTACCTTTGGTAAGGTCTTATTAAGACCTGTACTTGGTACATTTAGGATATCAACATTAGCTGTTGCTTTAATTATCACTTCTTGCGTAAGTCCACTACCTCCTGTAGTAGCTGAAACAAAAGTTAGCTGTGCGTTTGGTGAATTATACCAAGCATCTAATCCATCTACTACTTGTTGTCTTGTTAAGCTATAGTTATCTGCCTGTTTATTTGTAAAACTTATATCTGTGCTAAATCTTTTTGATTTTGTACTACCTACAGGTCCTACCTGATGATCGTATCCAAAATTAAAACTACCAGCGTTGTATGGTTGATTTAAATCTATAGGTTTAAGGACACCAGTGTTTGTAATTTCAGTACCTGACTCAACGTAAAAATACTTTCCCAGCCAGCTATAAGTGGCTTTTGTTTGTAAGTTAATTGGCGTATTGTAATAAGGATCTACTTTAGGAGTTCTAAAATAATCTACCATGTACTTTGCGGATGCATCAACCAGTACATTATTAAGTGTAAAAGTATTACCAATAGCCAATCTATGCCAATAAGCTCCATTACCTTGAAGAAATAATCCAAAATAATCTGTGTTATATTTAGCTCTATCGATTGAACCTTGTGCAGTTGATTGATAATAGTAATCTGGAACTCTGGTTGCGGAGTATGGATCTGCTGACTGTGCTGGATAGTATTGAAATGAGCTTGTAAACTGACCAAACGTTCCTAAATAGTTATCTACGTTAGGATCGTGAGCATACTCATATAACTGATTTATATTCTTAGGAGGAACTGCTGGCTTGGAAATAGTTGTTGCGTTATTTACATCCTGTGCACGCTTGTTTGCATCATCTCGTTCCTTTTCTAATCTTTTAATTTCATCAAGAAGAAGTTGTTTATTCTTTTTATATTCTGCCACTAATCCATCAGGTAGTTTATAAGCCTGGTTAATTCTCATTGAATCCATCACAGCTCCTAAACCTACTAATCTTACTGTACAATCATATCCGCCCTCTTGATTAAACGACCATGTAAAGTTGGAAACAATTCCTAACATTCCATCATAGTTACCAGATGTTTCTTTTGCTTTCTTGGCAATAGCTTGTTGCACTTCTTCTTTTCTTAAACCTCTAAATGGATCACCAATACCATAAATTCCATTAGATTTAAAAGTAGAGTTTTTATTTTCGTAATATTGTGTATGACCCCATTCAAGTAACATTGAGTATCCGAGTCTAAAGTATAAGGCTTCAATTACATTTAATTGATCCATATTCCAAACCTTAAAACTAACTGTAGCTTGTCTTAAAGAACCTAATCTACCTGTAGTTTCTATCTGAACTGATGTTAAACCTGGCATGGGTCTGTAGCCTAATTCACTAGTACCTCCTAATCCATAAGCACCATCAGGACCCAATCCTTGTCTTAAAGTAATGCCGTTTCCAGTCTGCATTGAAGTACCTGCTTCTAAAACCCAATTCTTTGCTAAGTCTTCAGGTTTACTGTAGGATACTCCTAGACTCTTATAAACTAATCCAAATAAGTCATTTGAAATATCAACAGAAGACACTAAACGTGCCCAAGCAGATTTATTTGCTAAAAATAAAACTTCGTCATTTGATCTTGTAACAGTACTATTCTTTTCTGCTCTAAGGTATAGTTGCTTTAATACGTAATCGCTAAACGGAGCTCCAATAACATTCGATAACTTAGTAGCCATTATTTTCTAAATTATATGTATTTAGGATTGAAGAAATATCTCGTGGTATTCTTAATTGCACACCAACAGGTGGAAATATAGAGTCACCAGGCAATGCATTTGCCGATGCAATAACCCACCATAAACTAGCATCTTGGTAAAAATCTAAAGCCATTAAATCTAATCTATCATCAACTGTTGATATAATATAGTAATCGCTATTTGTTGGTAATATTTCAGGATAAATGTTTGTCTGATAGTATAAGCTACCTGTTACATTTAACTTAGTTGTTGGTATATTTTGATATCTTGACTGCATTTACTAAGCAAAGTTATTTGTGTTTGTTAATGGATTACCAACAATTGGTTGCTGAGTAGCCTTATTTGATGTGTTGGCTACTGAAGCGTTTTGTGATATAAAAGAAGTGTTGCCTAAATAAGCTCTAGCTACATTGTCTTTTGCTCCTGGATCTAAATAATGATCTTTGTTTGCAATTAACGGTACGAAAGGATTACTGTAACTTTCCTTTCTTGGTAGAATATCCATGATAGGTTTAAAGCTACACTGTACGGTAATCATGTGAGGTAATTGCCTTACGTCTGTATCATCGAATTGATTTAATAATACTTCCCAAGGAGTATTGCTATTGTCTATAGTTACATTCACATTATCTAAAAAGCCTGGCATCCTGTAAATATAATCACCAATTGTCAAATTAACAACGTTTCCACGCATTAAGTTGTAAGTTGGAGAGTAGTCGGGATAGACTTGAGACATTAATTGATTTACCTTCTTATATAAAGGTATCATCTCCTGTCTACTTTGCGCAAATACCTTAAAACTAAAGCTAATACTTCTTTCAAACCCTTGATAAGTTCTAAAAGTTTCACCTCTACCTAAATATTTAAATGAGTTGTAAGAAGCAGCGTTTGAATCTTGTATTTGTCCTTCAAGGAAAGCTCTGAATACTAATCCAACTGTATTTGCGGGATTATCGTTATCAATGCATTCAAAAGCAAACTTAATAATGTCTTTTGTATCACTACCTCCTGCTGTCCAAGGATCTGTTTTAGTTGAATCGTAGTAGAAAGGATTTAATGCATTTACAGCATCAACTCCTACTGTATTAGCAGAGTTGTTATAAGAAGATCCTGAGTTTGGAGCACCTGGATTACCGATACCAATATTGTTGTTTATTCTACTTGCTATGTTTTTACCTGCAGTAACAGAGTAATTACTATAAGGTATTATAGGTCGTCCATTATTAGTTTGAGCTCTAAAGTCTTGAATCTTTGCTTGAACTTGTGAAACACCTGTAGTAGTATTTTGTTCAGCTAGTTGACCATAGCTAAATCCAATAGTTGAATATGCATGTTGTACACCACCAACAGTAAAGCCAACAACATCGTTTGAAGGAATACTTGCAGCATCTGTATCACTAGCTCTATTAATAATAGTCGATCCAATTCCATATACCGATCCAGGACCACCTTGATAGTTAAATAATTGACTTTGAATTGGAGAGATACCTAATCTATCAACTAAGTTTGGATCTATTCCATAAGCGTCTATGCTATTTGCACTAGTTATAAAACTATTATTTATTAATAATTTCAACGCTCTTAAAATAGAAAGTCTATTTGTGCCTGGTTGATTATTTTCAGGAGCACCTGCAACATATTGATACGTTTGTTGCACATCTTCGTATATGGTTGGATTAACTCCCTGTCTATTAAAAAAAGCACCAGTTCCCATTACACCTGCTTGTGCAATAGTGTTTAGAGGATTGTACGTTTGTGTTACTGGAAGTATCGCTTGGTTAGCATTCAAGAAAGAAATGCCGTTTAAATTAACAGTATTAGGTACTTGAGTTAGTGGATTAGTTAATTGTAATCCTTTTTGCTTATCAACAAAAGCCTTCCCACGTGGTGCACTACTAATAAACTTTTGAATTAATGCACTATCAAAAATAGCTGCACTAGTTGTATAAGCTCCATTAGGTGCTTCTTTCAAAGAACCACCTCTAACAGGAAAATCAAGACTATTTCTGTTTGTAATGTAGTAATCTAAAACATTAGTAGGAGTTGTAGGACCAGGAATAGGAAATTGGATATAAGGTTGCCCGCTATCACCACCTCCAGGTCTATCAGCCCCGTATTTTAGGTTAGTAAAGTTAGTTTTAAAATTTATTAAGGGCATCTATACTTTGTTAACTGTTTGTAAATAATCTAAATAAGTCTTCTGTGGAGGAAAGTTTTGATATATGGCATCTGTTGGATTTTGGGCAGCAGTAATAACTGAAGAAGGTGAAGGGTTAGTTAAAGTTTGTACAATTGCTGCGTTGGTAGGAGTACCTTCAAATACACCAGTCAAGTTTGTTTGACCTTGCTTACTCAACTTCGAGTTTGCTATTTGGGTTAAAATAGGTGATATCATTTTATTCTATTTTTTATCTATTCCATAAGTTTGAGTACCGTTACGAAACACTGCTGATGTTATCTGTTGTCCATCTAGGAATAAGTTAGCTGTCATTTGTTGTGGCTGAGTTGCTATAAACTGCGATGGATTTCCAACTGCTGCAGCTTGCTGTTGCTTTTGTACTCCGGCTTCTTTAGTTCCACCTATTGAAGCTGGTGTAGCACCACCTAAATTAGCACCTATAGCTTGTATAGTACTTCCAAGTTCAGCACTTCCACCTCTAGCTTGTGCAGCAATTGTCATTAGCTGCTCTCCTGTGTCGCTACTAAAAATACCAACAAACTTGCCAAGTCCTTCTAATAAAGTTGCAATGGCATTTCCAATCCATTTTATAAAACCACCTAACTTATCTGTTAATCCACTTATAAATGCATTAATTTTTTCTGGTTTAGTTAAGAAATCAAATAAACCTGTGTTCTTTACAAAATCCACCACAGCTATTTTAAGTCTCTCCATTATTTCGGTAAGCTTTTCTGCTGTACTTACTTGAGTGAACGTGTTATAGGCATCTTTACCTATCATAGCACTAATTTCTTCTTGAGTCTTACCTTGCTTTTGTAATAACTCTATTCTTTTATTAAAAGTGTTTACATCTGTAGCACCTAACTTAGAATACAACTCTTGCTTCTTTAGTACGTCTGCCAAACCATCTCTTGTCATACCAACAGAACTAGCAATTGCTTCTTGTTGGATTCTATTCATCTTTAAGTAGGCATTTGCATCACCTACATTCTTAGTAATTTCTTGAGCAAGTGCTGCATTATCATTATTCAAAGCAGCTTCTCTAGCTCTTGTAAGATTCATATCCTTACCAGTCAATACCTGAGCTTCCATTTCTTTTGAAATACTACCTTCAAAATCCAAAAAGCTATCAGCAGTCTGATCGAGTTGTTTAAGTTCAAATCCAAGCGTCTTTGTTGCTAATACTGCCTTTGTAATTCTTTCTGGGTACTTAGCAAAAGTTAGTCCCATTACACCAGTTAGCTTGGAAGCTTCACCCATGATGTCGTTAAACTTAAAGCTAGTTCCTACCAGTCTGTTAAACATACCAACAGTACCCATTACACTTTGGGTTAGCTTAGCTGCATTACGTCCTGTAATAATAGAAGAGTTGGCAATCTGTTGTCTCGACTCTGCTTCTAAACCTGCAATATCTCTTAATTTAACATCGTTAACTAAGATATCAGCACTTAATTCTTTATTAGTACCTAATTGTTTGTTTATTTCGATTTCAGACTGCAATAATCTAGTTGAATTAACTACTAAATTACCACTAGTTGCTGCTATGCCATCATACTTCTTTCTTAACTCACCAGCTGCTGTTGCTGAAATGTTTAGAGATCTACCAACTCTGAAGTTAGCTTCATCAATACCCAGTACAGCATCTAGCATGCCCTTAAATACGCCAAGTAAACCACCTAACATACCTCCTATGAATGGAATAGTTGATGCTAGATCTTTCATTCCACCTAATATACTTGTTGCACCTGCTGCATTTGCTTTACCACCACCCATTCCAATGGAATCACCAGTAAGTAAACCTGCTGCGGACGCAAATGGAGCTACTATTGCACTTTTTAATTGATTTCCTAATTCATTAACTGGTCCTCTAAGACCTGCTATAAATGCACCTACCTTTCCTAATTCTTCTAATTTAACTTCTTTACCCACTCCTGCAGTACCTCCACCTATACCTGTATTAGCTCGACCTATTTGATTACCACCTCCTACTTTTGCTCTAGCGATACCAACACTCAATTGCTGCCTTTCTTTTGATCTAAAAAGATCCATTATCTTGCCACCAAGTCCTCTTTCTTTATTAATATCCTGAATTAGTTTCTTTTCGGTTTTTAAACCTTGGGATTTAATGTCAATTTCCTGCTTAGCTTTAGTAAGAGCTACTGCTGTTGTTTTTTCTAATATATTTTGCTTAGCTCTTAATCTTTTGATTTCAGCTTCTGCAAAGGCAGCCATATTTTTACTACTCTGATCTTGCTTTCCTTTGCTCTTAAGAATATTCTCTTCGAAGGTTTTAATAGCTTTTTGGCGACCCTCGTATTCTTTAACTTTATTTAACTGATCCTTAGATAGTTTAGCAATGGACTCCTGTATTTTTTCAGATTGCCTGTCAGCTTCTTTAATTTGCGTTTTTAAACGCAGTATATTAGCCCAACTAAGCTCCTCAGCCTGCAGGGCTCTCACCTTGGCTGCATCTGCTGCGTCCTGTGCTCTTTCTTCTGCGGATTTGTTTTTATTATCAGCCATACTAAATTAACTCTTGTGTAAATAAATAGCTATTTATCGCTTTTTTACCTTAGATGTGTAAGTTGCTTTAGCTTGCTCTGGAGTTTGTATGTTTGGCTTGGAAATCAAAGGTTTATCGGCAGTAACCATTTGTTGCTGTTCTTTCGCTTCTTGCATCTTTTCTAAATGCTCTGTAATAAACTTGATATTAAGTCTTCTCTCACTAACAGGCATATCCATAACTTCAGACCACGAAAAGCCACCGCCTCCATGGTAAGTTAATTCAAATACCTCTTTTTTGTAGACTTGTCTATACTCAACTCCCGGGAAAAAAAAACTCCGCTGTTAGAGGTAAGCTTTGTTCGATTTCTTTACCACTTTGTAAAGTGAAATTGACTGTTAAATCAATGTCTGGAGAGATACTGGTAATGTAGGATCTTAGTGGATTGGAGTCCTTAGAAATTAAATAGTTGTCAACAAAATCCCTTACTGTTTTTTGATCGTAATCGCCATTTACAGAAAGAATTTGCTTCTTTAATCGTGTAGTAATTTCACCTGCTGTTAAGTTAGCCTTCTTTAAACCTTTAATTTCAGCTTCAATTGCTTTTTCATCACCTACTGTAAGTAGCTTAAAGGTTATAATGTTCTTAGAATTAGGTAATTCAAAGGTAAATTCGTTCTTATTATTGAAAATAGTATAATCAACCACTTTGTTTTTTAACTCCTGTAAATCGATTGTAATCGTCTCTTTTACGGCATCTTCAGTATCGTTATATTCAAAGCTATAAGATGAACCATAAGCTAAAATACGAGCTGCTATTAATAAAGAATTTCTATCTCCTAAAATTAAATCATCGTAGTTGATTGGAGACTTGATCAAAGATTGCAACATTTTTTCGATTGCTAATCCCTGTCTTAGTAAATTCACGTTGGTTAAAATATCCTCTTCTCTAGCTGTCATGTACTTCATTTCAAGAGTACCCGCTGAAAGTGGATTTGCGATGTCGTAAACCTTACCTTGGGAAGGTATTTCGATAGTTTCTGTAGGAAGTAAAAACTTTTCTGCCATAATCTTAATTTTGTTATATACTAATAAATATATACAAACTAGATTTTTAATACCTTTTTCCAAAAATATAGCGAATATATTTCCATCCCATTTTGATTATATCAGAAACAATTGACATATAAACAAAGGCTCCTACTGTATAAACTACTAAGGAGTATTGAAAGTAGGTTCCTATTGAACCATAACTTTCACCTTGGGATAAAAACCAAGCAAAGAAAGAAAAGCATAAGGCAGTTATAGCAGAGCATATTAAAACTCCTAATATACCTCCTAGTATCATACCTAAAATAAGTAATTGAAACCAGAATACTCGTACAAATATGCCTAATCCGATAATTGCTAATGTAAATAATAAGAATGCCATTGTTTTTAATTTAGGACCTAAAGATACAGCCTTTTTATATTCTAGGCAACAAAAAAGCCACTTTTTTTGGAGTGGCTTTCTTAAAAAGTAGTAATTGAGTACTCAGTAGTTTAAAATACAATAATCCATTCCTATACCTAATTCAATTGTAATTGCGTCTTGGTTAGACCAGTCGTAAGAACCGAAGTTTGATGTCTTAATAAAAGCACCTTTGATAATCCACTCTGATACTACATCTCCAACTGGACCTAAGATTGATAAGTTCAAGTCTTTTTTGTAGAAGTCAGAATAACCATCACGGCCAGTTACTGATTCATGTGATAAACGAATCCACTCCATTACAGCTTGTTGACCTGAAGGAGAGATTGGGTTGTATAAGTTTAAAGTCATGTCTTGCCACTCAGCTTTACCTTTAATCTTACGGTAAACGTTGATGTGGTCGATTTTCACTTCATTTAAGTTGATGTTTGGTGCAGTTGCACTTTTGATCATGAATGAAGGGATACCATCTATATACATGATGAAACGGTTCTGAACGGTTGGTTCAAAGGCCGTAAACATAATTTCGTTTGGATCTAAAACAGGAGGCATATTATTTAATGTTTAATCTGTTGTTATTTATTTATTTTTACAATTACTGCCGTGCCATCTAGCATATCCGCCTAAACCGACTACTTTATTACAATATTCACATTGTTTTTTTATATGAGTCGGGTTACTTAGTTTGAAAGTAGCCGTGCTTTTATTTTTATCTTCTTCTGATCTCTTACTCCACCACTGTGTTATAGAAATCGAAGCTTTTTCTTTTGTTTTTTCGGATTTAGGCCCTATTTTTTTACCTTTATTAGCAGCTCCGTTTTTTTTTTGCCACTTAGCTAAGTTAAACTTATTTGTAGAATCTTTAAGCACCTTTTTTAATCTCTCTGTCATCGGTCTACCTAAAGCTCCATCTCCGCCGTCTGTCAAGTTAACTAAGGTACCGGTTTTTAAATCTTTCCTACCGTAAAGAGCTATAAACTCTTTTTCTTTTTCACAAGCTTGATCCCAAGTTAAATCTTCAAACAATATATCAACTTCGTAACCTTTTTTTGCTATATTCTTCCAGTACCTATTTCTACTTTTCTGTGAATATGCTCTATTTTGTTTATCTCCTATCCCAATATAAAACGGCTCGTTTATATCTACCCTTATATGTCTATATACAACTGCCAATCTTTTTGTTTTATATAAATATCTACTAATGCAAAACTTATTAAAACTTACCAGTCTTAACACCATGTCCTTGACCTGGCTCGTTACCGCCGACTGTCTTATCCATATGCTTACTTAGAGCTTGAGCTTTCTTAAAGCTTTCTGGATGTTTTTTCTCCCACCATTGGTGCATCTTATCGATAGCTAACGGCGCTAATCCAATAGCTGCCATACCTGCTGCGATAGCCTCCCAAGACGTACTAGGATCTCCCATAAACTCATCTAAATGCTCTTCTTTATATAGGCCTTTTGCCATTTTCTCTTTAGAAGACATCTTCTCATCCATCTTTTCCATCTTCTTAGTTTCAGCTCTATCGTTTACTTCACCTATCTCTCTAGCTTTATTTGTATAAGAAACAGCATCTACTTCTTTAATTTTTCTTTCAGCGTTAGCTTTTTTAATTTCTGGAGATCCTTTCTCAGCTTTAGTTACTTTTGGCCTCTTTTCTGTAGGTAATTGATCTTTAGGTTGCTTGTAAGCGTCAAACTTTGGAGTGTGGCTCTTCTTTTCTTTTACCATTTCAGTATAAGCTCCACCGCCCATAGCCTCTTTGCTCATTTTAGCCTCAGCTAAAACTTGCTTAGTTAGAGATTCGAATAATTGCTTAGATAAATGTAATCTAATTTTCGTATTGTTTTTCATCAATGTTTATTTTTTATCTTATGAACCGAATGTTACTCCAGTTGGTTCTATGTTAAAGTTTAATTGGATAAATTCCGCAGTAATTGTTGGCTGTAAGTAAATATCACCTACAAGGATGTTTCTATCAATTACACTAGGTGTGTTATTTGTACCATCCATTACCACTCTATAAGCATACAAACCTTGTTGTTGTTGAACATAATCTAAGTAAGGGTTTACTTGATTCAAGAATTTGTTTCTAGTTACTGTTGTATTTTGTTCAAATACTAATGTTTGTGCAATTTGTCCAATGTAGCTCTTAAGTGCAATTAATAAACGTCTTACGTTAACTCTATTCAAAGCAGAAGCTTGAGAAGTTAAAGTCTTTTGTCCATATACTACTACACCTTGACCTGGGAATACTGCAATTGGATTAACTTGAGCACTATAAAGACTATTTCTTTGTGTTGTAGTTAATCTGAATTCAGGTTGGATAACTGTTCCTAATCCACCTCT